GATTCGCCCTTGCGCGGGGGCTTTGTCTTAGCGCCCTGCATCCCAAAATGTATGAGCTTCGGGCTGCCTTTAACACTGACCACAACGGCGTGTGATTTGCCGCTCGAATGATTCGGCGTCTTAATCGGCTTGTCGTAGCCAGCAGATGTATGGCCACCACGCTCGATGGTCATTTGCCTTTTGGTGCCGCCTTCAGTTGAGAGCGACGCTTTAAAACAGGATTGCCCGTGCTTTCTGATTTGATCCGTACAACAGGATCAGCATCAGTGCCAACACGAGTAATCGTGCCGCCACTTGGCCCCTTGACTGATGCACGCTTGCCACCGCTACCGGTAACAACACCAAAGGTCCGCTTGCCCTGGTAAACCCAGCTAACGCGAGAACCTTTTTTCACTTTTTCTTGCCTCCTTTCTTTTTCTTTTTGGGCGCAGTCGTCTGGGGCTTTTTAGGTCCGGAATAACGAGGCATCAGGATTCCTCCTTGACTTCTGTTTTCTTGGCTGTAGCTTTTTTTGCTGCAGGTTTTGACTTCTTCTCTTCGCCCGGAAGCGTGAGTTGAAATCTGCTATGAAGCTTTGCCACTGGGGTACCGGCGCTTGAGCTGGTCCAAGGTTAACTCCGAACCGTCTTGGCTGACAAACTTCCGAATCGCCTTTGTTGGCCCATACTTTCGCGCCAAGCGATTGAAATAAGGAACCTTTTCGGGGCCAAGGACATCAGCTTTGACAGCTTTACTTTGATTACTCAGCCATTGCCCATAAGTTTGATTAGCAGGCACCAAGCCATCAGAGCTTCTACGCTTGCCAGGTTTTGGCGGCGGGATACCTAGCCCTTTGTAATCAATGACAGGAACAGTCGTTGATCTGCAATTGAAGTGCTGCGGTGGTGTTGGGCCTTTGCCGTAATCAAATTCTTGACCGTCTAACGCTTGGCAAATCGCTGATGTCCGGCTGTCCAACGTCGCGACGTAGCGATAACGCTTGGTCACATCTTGATTTGCTTCATACACCTGTTGGCTTGATGCGTTTGCGACTTGATTGATGCTGGTACGCACCATCGCCATTACTTGGTGATTGGCCACGGCTGTCACCTCACCGCCAGCCTGTGCCATCTGCCGCAAACTTCCTGGCTGACCAAACCGCAAACGACCTTTTAAACGACGCGCCAGCTTGTCAGTCGATTCACCTGTTAATAATCCATTCCGAACAGTTTTTGCAAAAAGATCAGCCTGTGACTCAGCCAGGCCACGGAACGACTTCTCCAGCACCTTGCCATTTGGCAACGTAATTGTTGTGCCTTGCGCTGCTGTCAATTGAAATGTTGCAGGCGCCCCAGTCACTGCAGCTTGCAGATCATCACTGAGCGAAACAACATTCAGTGCAGTTGGATCAACGGTGGCAACAGACTGCGCAAACTGCGGGCTGATCTGCACACTGCGAATCTGACTACGCAGTTCAATTGGCAACGCCTTGCGTAGTTGCTCCTCTACAAACTCAGACTGCAAAAGCGTTAACCCTTGCAACTCTTCAACGGCCAAAATTGTGCTCGATCCGGCCCATCCATTCAGTGATTCTTTTAGTTGCGCGAGAATGGCCCTAAGCCGTGCAGCCTTGCTAGGTGCAGACAACTCATCAATCCCACGCAACTGATCAACAGCGTCCAAAATAAGATCGTTGTATGTGCGAGCGATGCGCTTCGCGACACCATTGCTAAATCGATTGAGATCGATGGCATTGCGGTAAAGCTCGGCTGGTGTGCTCATTTTTCATGAATGCCAAGGGCTTCAGGCTCTCGGATGCAAACAACAGCGGCATCAGCGCCAAGTTTTAAAGCGTTATCCAAAATTGACGTAAATTCCGCCACTACATCTTTGTCGTAAATCGCAATACTGCTTTCGGTTACGGCGCAAACCTTGCCGTCCAAATACCACGTCAGTCTGATGACTGCAAAATACTGATTGGCAAGCCTGTCATGCGAATAAAAGAAATCTCGACTTGATGGTTGTTCTGCCTTTGGCCTGCGCAAATCATCAAGCCACCCCATCGTCTGCCTCCGGTTCTCCTTCAGGTATTGTGACTTCCTGCTGTGGAACTGGCTGCGGTGTTTCCATTAATCCGCCAGCCTGCGTTGCCTCAAGCTCGGCTTCAACATCGAAGTCATCTCCTAAGACTTCCCCTGCCTCTAGCTGCAGCAACAACGTTTCCTGTGTCACCGTGCCAGCGGTGTAAAGCTGCAACAACGCCTGGATCTCTTGTGGCTCAAGCCTTGCGCCCATAAAGTCACGATTAACAAGGCTGCTGCCAGCTTGTGACTCCTGCAAGTAATCAGCGTGAAACCGCAGGCAGTTGTCGATCATGTCCTGCATCTGCTGTGCCACCACCATCATGGTGCTGTCGCCTTGGCTTCGATCAATTCGCTTTGATTCGGCAGTTTCTGCGCTGAGCTTTGCACCCATCACAGCAGCAAGGCCAAGGTCATTGATCTGCGAAACGATCTGATCAAGCCTGCGGAACTGCGCGTCATAGCTGTTGCCAGCCGGTTCGATGTAGCTAGCCGCCGCTCCCTCGGGGAGGCTGAGTGCTTCGCCTGGGCCTGCACTGATTTCTTCTGCTGCTGCAGGGAAACCAAACAACGCAAGCATCGGCACTGCACTGATGTGCAGTTGATTCCCAAGATCAGACTGAACCTGATAGTGCTGCAGATTTAGCTCAGCAATATCGGCCAGCGGTGGGAATGATTCCAAAACACCAACGCGGTTGGAGTAGGCAACGCTGAACGGGATTTCGCTCAAGCTTGTTGTGCCTTCATCAACAACACGGAAGTCACCCTTTTGATCTTTTTGGAAGATCTCAAATGCGCCGGGGGTCAAGACACGCACCTGTTCAACTTGCTTTTCGCCATATAAACCATCAGGCACGACGATCTTTTCAGAAAGACGAAGTTGCGTCAGTTTCTGTTGCCCATCAGCCATTTCAGTGCGCCAACCGAGTATGTCGCGCGGAGAATATTGAATCCAGTAGGGACGGCCATTGTCGCCGGACTTTGGCGCATCAACAAGAACGCCGACGTGCCCGTAGCGGATGCAAATGCGCGACGTGTTGTAAAGCCACGTCTGCAGATCATTCCCCTGCAGGTCAACGTCAAATAATTGCTCGCGAATTTGATCAGATACGTCGTCAAGCCTGACCGGCTTACGCGTCAACATGCCAGCCAACATGCGCTCAAGCCTGACGTAATAAGGCGCTAAAACAGACCGTTGCAGCCTGTTGTCATAAGACTCGTCTAATTCTCTTGGCTCTTGCGGTAAAAACTTGCGGTGCCCTTTTCTAATTTTGTATGTGCCACCAAGTAAATGTTCAATCAATCCCCAATGCGGTTCCTGATTAACCCAAGCCGTACTGGGGTCGTTCACCTGAGTGACGTTGCCAACGCGCTGGCGACCACCAGAAAAGCCTGAATACACAGTTAAATCCCGCCCGATACCACAGTTTAGTAGAGCCTAATGCCAGTGCCCCGTCCAGCACGCGCATGAATCATGCTGAAGTCTCTGTAGATCAAGTAGCCCAAAGCATCATTCATATGGTCATAACCCGCATCTTTGTCGGGATCACCGGTCTCGGTGTAACTCTGAAGCTCTAAACATTCAATAGTTCGTTTGCAATTTGCGGCGACCTGCAATCTGACTTCGCCCTTTCCGTTCTCCAGCAAAGCTTGAACAGAAGCCACCCGATCACGGACGGGAGGGTTGGCCTTTGGTGATTGATTACTGAACCCATAGGACTCCAAGATTTGAATGTCCGTACGTGAGGCATTCGTGCTTCTGTTTCCGCCAGATGCGTCAGGGTAGACGTATACCTGGCGTCCATCAGCACGGCGTTGTATTTCTTGGGCCATGGCGTCGGTGTCATGCGCACCGCTGATCTCGTCAATCAGGAGAAGGTTGTTCCCAAGACGAGCCCCGAGGACTGCGGACATGTTCCCGATATTGAAGTCAACCCCGCAACGCAAAGGCTCGTTGCTGACATCAGGAATATCGGTGATTACATGTTTGGCGCGATCAAAACGGTCATAAACCTGACCGGTTGTGAGATTGCAAAATTGTCCTTCTAGATAAGCCTTCAAAAGGCTCGGGTCGTAGTTGGCTTGCAGTCGCTCGATGAAGTCTGGGGGCAGATGTGGATTATCTGCCGTACGCATTCTAATTAGCTTTCGGTCAGGGCGCTGTTGCGCCTCTTCTGTGCCAAACGTGTTCCACATCCAACGGAAGCCTTCAGGCGTTGACACCGCAGCGAACTGTCGAACGTTCCCAGCACGAAGACGGCCAAGGATTTTGGGGAATGCTTTGTTTGCAATACCAGGCGAAACAACATCAACCTCATCCGCGAGGATGTGCGAAAAATTAGAGCCAATAATTCTTTGCCAGTTCTCAAAACTACGGCAAAGCAATTTGGTGTCTTTTTCTAAGTGAAGTGTGTATTCGGGAAGCGGAGATGCTCTGAAGGTGTACGGGATTTCGTACTCCTCCAAGAAATTCTCAAAATCTGTTTGCCAGATGTCGCGGATCAAAGGCCCAGTTGGCTCCATGATGCAACCGATGAAGCCTTGATTAGCCGCGGCCATAAATACCGCCTTGGCACATAAGGCCCGTGTCTTGCCTGCGCCATACCCAGCAGAGACACCGATGATCTCGGTGCTTTGGTCGTCTACAAACTGACGCTGCCCAGGGTGTAGATCTGCCCTGATTCTGTTGAGAATATCTTCGGTTGTTTTTTGATCTGGTGGCTCAGCAAATGCAAGGAGCCGTGTCGGTTCGCAAAGACCAGTCAGCAACGGCATCAGTTCATGTCGAAGCGAAGAAGCTTGGCTTGTGTTTCAAGAGCCTTGATTGCAACCTGCAAATTTTCGTCACGTCCTGCCTTCTGTTCATATTTAACAAGGCGTGCAATTGCAGCAGCCAACCATTCAGGACGCTCAATCTCTGAGTCTTTTTGTATTAACAGGCGAGCCCGCTGCATGTAAATGTCGGCAGTTCTTTCGCTGACACCCCACTGCTCGGCTGCATATTGCAAAATTTCAAAGCGGGAATATGACTTGATAAACAAGCCATACACCGTTGAAACCCTGTGCTCCATCTCCGCGTTAGTGGATTTAGCCATGCCCTGAAGTTAACAGGGGAAACAAAGGATGGTCGGTCAAAGGTCAAGGTGTGGATGAGCTTTTCGGTAGTAGCCCTGCAAACGAATTACTTTCTCTTCTGTGAGGTGCCAGCTACTCACAATCGATCGAAAGGGGCCGACTGAGACGAGCAGATTGCCATCTTTGAGGGTATGGATTTCTGGCTCTGGCATAAGCAAGGCTGAGTCTGGCTTCATATTGAAGGAAGGCGTTTCGCTCCTGTTCATGTTGGAGTGCTTTGAGATGTTCGTCCATGTTTGATTTCGGGGTATTGATCGGGACACCAGGCCCGCCCTGCTTTTCCCACGGGGGTGGGTGTTGTATAGCTTTCAGCCGCAACCTTTAAACGGCATCAGGCACCCCGACAGTAATTAGTCTTCGTCGTCTTTTAAACGAACAGTGACTGTGCAGCCGCTCTCAGTAGCAATTTGCTTAAGGCTGGCGAGTTCGTCATTGTCGTAAGCCCAGTCCTCCCAAATGTGCTCAGAGCCTTTGTAGGCGTTGACGGTGTAGTGAGGCTCGACGGGCGAGAGCTTGAGAAGATTTGACGAATCAAGCCTGTCTTGCGTGGCCTGAAATTCATCAAATAAGTTGAGCCAGGTGTGGTGATAGTCGAGCATGGTGTTGAAGCAAAAGTGTCGAGCGATCTCCGCCCGATGCACACAACATACATCCGGGCATACCCGCTGTCAACGTTTTGCGTTCAAGGCGCAAATCACAGTACACACGATCGCCTCAAGATCGCGACTGTTGACGTTGTATCGACGATTGACAGCATGAATGGCTCTGTCGATTACGTCGCGACCTTTGG